AAAAGAAGCCTGTTAAAAAGATTAAGAAACCTGTAAAGAAGAAGAGCATTAAGAAAGGATATTAAATGTCAGAAAACAAAACAGACGTGAATGTTCATGTCACTGGCGTATCCATGCGTGGAGGCGTGAAAGATGACGGTAAGCGACCTGCTTCAGCAGATCAGACAAAATCTGGACAAACAAAGGCTGGAGATAGCTGAGAGTATGGTTGATGGTCGGATGTCCGACTTTAGCACATACCAAAAAAACGTAGGGATTTCAGAAGGCTTAATGCAAGCATCTGAGATTATCCGCGAGACGATCAAAAACATAAACGAAGAGGATGAATGACGTGTCTCATCAACATGATAAAACTTACACTGACGAAGATACCGAAGCCAGTATAACTTCGGAGCAACTGCCAATACCTTTAAATTGGAAGGTTTTAGTCCAACCTAATCAGGTTAAGAAGAAAACCGCGAGCGGGATACATCTCCCAACAATATCACAAGATAATGAAGAATACCTGACAGCTCATGGCACAGTTTGCGCCAAGGGCGATTTGGCATATCGGGATCGTGACACTGGCGAACGCTGGCGTTCAGAAATCTTTCCCAAGGTCGGAGATCGCATAACCTATGGAAAATATGCTGGTCAGAAACTTGTTATCAAGGGCGTCAAATTCCTTCTGCTGAACGATGATGAAATCACATCGATCTTGCCAGATGGCGTTGAAGTCGCAGCTTATGTGGGGTGATCCAAATGGCAGAAAATGATATTATGAATGAAATCGAGGCCGAAATCAAAAAGGCCAAGGGTGAGGTTGAGGACTTCGAGATTGAAGTTGTCGATGATCCTGTTGAGGAAGCCCGTGAGGAGGCTGTGGACGTTGCTGAAGAGACAGAGGAGCCAGACTATGGCCCCAAGGTCCAGAAGCGCATCCAGAAGCTCGTAGGGCAGCGCCGTGAGGCTGAAATCCAAGCTCGCCAGACGCAAGAGCAAAACGAACAGCTTCAAAAACGTCTGGAACGCTTAGAGCAAGGGTCACAGAAATCTTCTGAGGAACAGTTCAACCAGCGTTACTCCCAAACCAAGCAGGCTTTGCACAAGGCTGTGGAAGAGGGCGACACAGACGCGCAGGTTAACTTCCAAGAGCAAATGGCTGACATGCGAGCGGCCATGCGTATTGCAGAAATGCAGAAGCAACAAAGCCAGCAACGTGCTGCCGCATCGCCCACAGTGGGCCGCGCACAGCAAGCTGCACAAAACCCAGCTCCACCAAAAGCTATGTCTTGGTGGCAGAAGAACAACTGGTTCAACGCATCAGGTTATGAGCGTGAAACAGCAGCGGCCCGTGCGATTGATGTACAGCTCGACCTAGAGGGCTTTGACAAAAATTCGGACGAATATTACGACCACTTAAACAACCGTTTACAAAAGGTCTTTCCTGAGTTATCTTCGGAACCAAGTCCTAGTAAGCCACGAACAAAAAGTAGACCACCAGTCGCCCCCACTACAGGCGGTTCCAGCTACAAGGGCAATAGAGTGAAGATGTCGCAGGAACACCTCAGAATGGCACGGGAACTTGGTATAAATGACACAAACGGCCTCAAAAAATATGAAGCTGAAATTCGTCGTCAACAGAGGGAACAATAATCATGACTGAGAAAAGAAATGTTCGTGCGGACGAAGCTCGTAATTCTGTGCGCGATGAGGACTCACGTCCTATGACTGCATGGAAACCCCCAGCACTTTTGGATGCACCCGAAGCACGTCCCGGGTATGTACAACGGTGGGTAGCGACCTCGATTCAAGGGAAAGATACGCCAGACAACGTATACAAACGTATGCGCGAAGGGTGGGAACCGCGTAAAGCTGAAACTGTGAAAAGTGAGTTGTTTCCGACTATCAATCACGGTCAGTGGCAAGGTTGTACAGGCATCGAAGGAATGTTGCTCTGTGAAATGCCAGAAGAACGGCATCTCTCAATGAAGGAATACTATTCTGACAAGAATGGTGAGCAAAACGAATCCGTTGCAGGTGACCTTGATGCGTTAGGACGGCGTCATGGACAGCCGATCCATCAGGATCGACAGTCTTCTTCAAGTCGCGGCAGAAGTCTTTCTGCCATGAGCGACTAACCTTAACGCTATAGGAGCGAAAAAATGGCAAATGTTGATGCTGCCTTTGGTCTAGTACCAATTCGTCACATGAGCGGTAATGCGCCACGCACAAATCAGTATACCATCACAAGTGGTCTAGCAGAAAACATCTTCAAAGGTGATCTCTGCATTCTTACTGCTGATGGTGTTGTGACACCGCATACTGCTACTGAAGTAAATAACATTGGTGTGTTTGATGGTTGTTCATATACAGCCGCAGACGGATCATACGTCTACAGTGAATACTGGCCGTCAGGCACAGTAGCTACGGACATCATTGCTCATGTATATGATGGCCCAATGACTGTGTTTAAAGCCCAGTCCGCTGGATCTACTGCACAAACAAACATTGGCAACTGTTGCGATGTTGTTGCAGGCGCTGGTTCGACCCTAACAGGTCAATCTGGCTTTGAATTGAGCGGCACAATGGCTGCGGGTGCTGCTACCTGCAAGATCATTTCGCTTTACCATGCACCAGACAATGCGTTTGGTACGAATGCTATCATGGAAGTTCTCATCAATGAGCATCTTCTTAAAGATAGTGCTGGGATCTAAGGAAGGATTTAAATCATGGCTATGAATAGAGCAAGTTTTGCTAAAATGCTTGAGCCGGGTCTAAACACCTTGTTTGGCCTAGAATACGACCAGTACCCTGCTGAATATGCAGCGGTCTTCGCATCGAATACTTCTCAAAAAGCATTCGAAGAAGACGTTCTGCTATCCGGTTTCGGCTCTGCACCAACTAAGTCTGAAGGTTCAGCCATCTCTTATGATGACGCTGGCCAGCAGTGGACTGCGCGTTACCAGCACGAAACAGTTGCTTTGGCATTCTCAATCACTGAGGAAGCTGAAGAAGACGGCCAGTATGGCTCAATTGCTTCTCGCTACACCAAGGCTCTTGCCCGTTCTATGGCTTCCACTAAGGAAATCAAAGCGGCTAACGTCTTGAACAACGCGACAACTGCAAACGGTGGCGATGGCACTACTCTTTTGAGTGCAGCTCACCCAACGCAGAACGGCAACCAGTCTAACACGTTAGCCACAGCGGCTGACTTGTCAGAAGTTTCACTTGAAGCCATTCTTATCCAAATCGCGGATATGAAGGATGATCGTGGTCTTCGTATTGCTGCCCAAGGTATGCAGTTGGTTATCCCAACAGCGTATACTTTTGTTGCAGAGCGTCTGCTGGAATCCCAGCTTCGCACTGGTACTGCTGACAACGACATCAACGCGATTAAATCTGGCGGCTATTTGCCAAAAGGTTATCATGTGATGCGCCGTCTGACAGACGCAGACGGGTTCTTCGTCACAACTGACGTTCCTGATGGACTGAAAATGTTCCAACGCTCACCAATGCGTAAGGGTATGGAAGGTGATTTCGAGACTGGCAACGTGCGCTATAAAGTGCGTGAGCGTTACAGCTTCGGTTACACCGACTGGCGTGGTGTCTTCGGCTCTGAAGGCGCATAATACTTCTAACAGTATTGTAATTAAGGGGCGGTCTTCGGATCGCCTCTTTCTTTTTAAAATGATGTGATGTATTGTGCCTGCAAAGGGCATCATATTAGCTTTGTGGACAGGTCTTATCGCCCTCCTGACGTTGCATAGACTGCAAAGCGAATCCTTATGCAAAGGGTACTAAAATGGCTAATACTACATTTACAGGTCCAGTGATCTCCACAAACGGTTTTGTGGGCGACATCATCGTCCCAACATACACAGTTGCAAACGCTCCATCAGCTTCCGCTGCGGGTGCAGGTACAGTTGTATACGTTTCTAATGGCGCGGCTGGTTCAGCAATCTTGGCTTTCTCTGACGGAACAAACTGGAAGCGTTCCGACACAGGCGCTACAATCGCAGCAGCATAAGGGGTAGGTCATGAGCAGATTTACACCCGCTTCTGAAGAAGAACTTGCGGCACGGGGCATTGGCTCCACCAAAGTTCGCGCCCGAAAAACGGACGGCACACTCAAAGCTGACGATCCTTCTACACCTGATGTAAATGAGGCGTGGGAAGAAGCTCCAGTTGCGAAAAAAAGTGGGCGTCCAGCCAAGAAAAAGGACTAGCAAATGGCTGATATTTCCTCAGTAAAAAAGCTAAGTGATAGCGTAAGGGAAGCCGTCTTTGCTTTCCAATATCAATACGTCGATACGGGCAATGAATCTGCCGTATTAAAGATCGATGTGTCAACACTCGCACCAAATGCAAATGGCCAGCCTTGTGTTGCTGTTCGTATTATAGAGGGTTGGTGGGTCATTAAAAGCATGACCGTGCGGATCTTAGCGGAAGCTGACGCAGATGTAATCTTGATGAACATTGGTGATGACGATATTGGTTATCACGATTTCACAAAATTTGGCGGTCTGCCTTCGACTAAATCTTATGGTACAAACCCAACTGGGGATGTTCTCTTCACAACTGATGGTGCTGGCGCTGTTGGCGATTCATATCAGCTCGTTCTGAGGGTCGTTAAAGAATACTAAAGGAGCGGATAGAATGGCGACTTCTAACACAGTATCGTTTCGCCCAAATGTTGAAGAGATTATAGCCGAAGCGTTTGAACGCTGCGGACTAGATCCGCAAACTCAGACAGGTGATCGGGCTGTATCCGCAAGGCGCAGCTTGAACCTTCTCTTCTCTGAGTGGGCCAACCGTGGCATCAACTACTGGGCAGTCGAACAGCAGACCTTGACGCTTATCAACGGGCAGACAACTTACACTCTGCCTGTGGGAACGATTGACATCATTGATGCGGTACTACGCGACAGCTCTGGCACAGATACGTCTGACCAGATCATTAACCGTGTGTCGATCTCTGATTACAATCAACTCCCAAACAAAGCATCAGCGGGTAAACCCAGCCAGTATATGCTAGACAAGCAGTATACGCCTGTGGCCTATTTCTGGCAGGTTCCAAACAGAACAACGTACAGCATGGTTTACTGGGCCATACGTCAGCTTGAGGACGTTACAGCGTCTAATCAGGACGCTGACATCCCGTATCGCTGGAATGAGTGCATATGTGCTGGATTGGCTAGTAAGATGTCTCTGAAGTTCGCAAACGAAAAGTTTCAGATCTTAAACGAGATGTATGAACGTGCGTTCGCCTTTGCGGCGGCTTCTGACAATGATGGTGTAAGTTTAAGGATTCAACCAACAGCGTTGAACTTATCATAATGGCGAAATACGCAACAGGAAAAAAATCCCAAGCAATAAGCGATGTAGGTGGTCTTCGGGTTCCATACCCTCAGTTGAAGACCACTTGGGATGGATTGCGTGTTTCTCCAGAAGACTTCGACCCGAAGCAGCCACAGCTAACTCCTGCAAAGAACGTAGTTGATGCAACTGCACTTCGGAATCCTCGCCCAGATACAGATCCTGAGAATGTTGTTGTCTATATTGGATACACCCAAGATTGGACTGTAGATTCAAGGCTTCGCACCAACCGTGTTGGAGTTGAGGGATTGGGTACAGTTGGCTTTGTTGCCAACGTAGATAGAGACTATATCTTTGACGTTACTGGGGTGTCTGGAACAGGTGCTATAGGCACAGCAATCGTATCTGATAATGAAGACGTGGTTGTGACTGGCTTGGCTGCTACAGGCGCTATAGGCACAGAAACATTTGCTCTTGATGCGTTGCCGCCAAGCGCGGTTGGTACGGGCGCTATAGGCATAACATCAGAGATTACGAATGAGCCACACGCAACTGGCGTTGCTGGAACAGGCGACATTGGAACGCCTACATTTGCTATTACAACAGACGCTCCAGTAACATCCGTCATTGGTACGGGCGCAATAGGCAGCGAACTTATTGAGACAGACGTTCCTGATCTAAGTGTAGCTGGCACGGGTGCTATTGGAACAGAGACATTTGAAACATTCTTAACTCCAAACGCATCTGTTGGCACAGGTGCAATCGGTGCCGAAGTTCCAGAAGTAGAACTAGCTGAGACAGGCGTGGCTGGAACGGGTGAAGTGGCAGGATTTGGCATCTCTGGCGATGGCAACATTCAATTGCTTGTGACGGGCATTTCGGGTATAGGTGCGACAGGTGCTATAGGTGAAGAAATTTCAGCGTCTGAGGCTATTGAGACAGGTGTCGCTGGCACAGGAGCCATAGGTACAGCTAGTATTCTAACTGAGTTGGGTTGGGGTATTGGAGAGTGGGGCCAAGGGGCTTGGCAAGCCGATACTATCCCGCGTCCAGCTTCGGTTGTTGGCACAGGGGCCATTGGATCAGTTAGCGTAGAGTTCACAACGTCTTGGGGCCAAAATGGATACGGCGAAGGACAATGGCAGTGAGGATAGATAAGTGAATTACACACAGCTAGTTGCGAATATTCAGAACTTCTTAGAGGATGACAGCTCTGAGCTGCAAACATCTATTGATGAAATAATAGATCAAGCGGAAGTAATGATTTTTCAGCGCCTGCCCAACTTGCCTTGCTTTCGAAAGACAGTAACGGGAAGCATGGTTGCTGGCACGGCGGACTACACTGTCCCATCTGCCAGAATGATCCGTCAGGTATCGGTTATATCATCCAATGTAGTTTCATATCTGAACCACAGAGTAGATTCATACATTCGGGATTACTGGCCTAATGCGACCACGCAGGGTGACCCAATCATGTATAGCACAAAGAACGCTGGAATTGCTGGCACTGTTGTGACATTTGCCCCAACTCCAGATTCTACAGATTCATATCAAGTTGACTATATCGCCCCCGAAGAGGGCTTGAGTTCAAGCAACGCAAATAACTGGATTGGCGACAACGCTGAAAATGTGCTGCTTGCCGCGTGTCTGTATGAGGCGTCAGCCTTCCTCAAAGCTGGGGAAACATTGGCTCTTTATAAGACACAATTTGACGAAGCCGTGCAACTTACGGTACAAGAAATGCAACGCGATTACGCAGCAGAATATAACGGAGGTCTATAATGGCTATTACTCAAGCAATGTGTACAAGTTTTAAGGAAGACTTGTTCAATAAACTACAGGATCTTGATTCTGACACAATTAAGATTGCACTCTACACAAGTTCGGCAACGATAAATGCGACTACAACTGCATATGCCACAACCAATGAGGTATCTGGCTCAGGTTATACTGCGGGTGGGGCAACTTTGGCAAATTCTACTGTCGATAAAAGCGGCACGACTGCTTACGTTGACTTTGATAACCCAGAGTGGACATCAGCAACATTCACAGCTCGCGGTGCGTTGCTCTATAACTCAACAACTTCTGGAAACAATTCTGTTGCAGTCTTAGACTTCGGCGGTGACTTTACAGTTTCGTCAGGTACTTTCCGCGTTGTTTTCCCAGCACCGGGTACAACAGCAATCATTCGTATTGATTAATTCAAGGATAAAAAAACATGGCTTCTACCTATGTAAATGACCTTCGCCTCAATGAGATGGCAACTGGCGATCAGTCAGGCTCATGGGGAACAGTTACAAACCTTAACCTCGAATTGATCGGTGAGGCGTTTAGCTATGGCACAGAAGCCATAACAACCAACGCCAATACCCACACAACAACGATTGCTGACGGCGCTGCTGACGCTGGTCGATCTATGTTCCTAAAGTACACAGGCACTCTAGACAGTGCGTGTACGATCACTATTGGGCCAAACACTGTCAGCAAGGTGTGGTTCATTGAGAACAGCACCAGCGGCTCTCAGAACATCA